AAGAAAGCATATTTGCTGGTTACGACGATAATCAGAAGAAAAACTTCTTATTACAGCAAGGTCATACTAAACAAGAAATAGAACAATTAGATAAAGAAGGTCAAATTAATAGTGTTTTTGACGAAGCCGTACAAAAATGGATTACAGACCAGAACGCACAGGCTGAGAATGAACGTCTACTTGCAGCGGGTGCTACCGGATTGAAAGATAATTTTGCAAGTGCTATTGGTGTAGACAACGCCGCTAACTGGAGTAAGAAAAGTGATTTAGGTGATATGATTGCCGCAGCACAATCCAGAGGTATTGACTATAATAATATGAGTGATAAAGAACTCGCAGCTGCGTTAAATGCCTATGACGAAAATGTTGCAAATAAACAACTTATACGTACCGAAAGTGGTTATGCTGCTATTGAGAGTGCCAAAACGTATGCTAAAAATCTAGGTATGGACGTAAGTACCGAGGAAGCTATGAAAACATACTTAAATGCCATTGATGCTGGATATTCCGAAGACGATATAAATAAGATGGCAACGGAAGCAAGCTCTCTGGAAGCCGATAAAGCGGCTTGGGAAAGTGCTAATAACACGTTCCACGAACGATTAAATAAAGTTATTGCAGAAAATCCTGGAATATCTGATTATTCATCATTATTAAAGATATATGCATCTAAATATGGTAAAAATGAAATATATAGTGCTATCGCAGGTGTATCACATGATGCTTTAGGTAATATACTCATAAACGGAGCAGATAAAATAGGTGGTACATTACCTGATTTAAGATACGAAGCTTCGTCAGGACATTATGCATACGACCCACGATTATATGAAGGTAAATATCGTACAGGTTTGGATTATGTTCCTATGGATAACTTCTTGGCACTATTACACCAGGGTGAAATGGTACTTAATAAATCTGAAGCAGAGGCATATAAAAGTACATTTGATACATCTTCAATTACAAATTCTGTAAATACACAAACAGACAAACTTACGGAAATATTAACTAAAATACTTCAAATACTTACATACAGAACAAGTTCTGGTAGTAATCTTCCTAAGAGTTTAGTACAAATGAATTCTGATATAGCTGTACTGTAAAGACAAAGGAGGTACATTTAGTGAAATTAAATTTTAAAGATAGTAATTTAGTAATAAAATATCTTCAAATAAAACTTAAAGAGCAATATAACCCCGATGTGTTAATTACAGGAGACTATTATATTACAAATAATAATAACTATGGAATGGCACATTATATTGCAAGATATCTAAATACTATATATCCTCCTCTTATGGTAAATCCGGAAAACCCAAAAGACTTGATAATAGATAACGCTTATAACATAAATAATTCGGATGATGTGTTTGACACGGTTAGGTCACTAACAGATACAATATCTATTGCTAATTACTTTTTATGTAATAACAAAGGTGAGAAACTATATTGTGATTTGTTACCACCACCTCCGGTGGAAGAAGAGGAACAAGAGACCTTATACAGACAAATATATGGACACGATATTTGCGGTATATTTAATGTATTGGATTCTCCTTTGTTTGTTACTACTGATTTATTAGATACGGCACCTGTTGATTATAGAAAACCTGTAACAGACAAAATTCACGATTATTATTTAGCAAATGATATTAATAATACTGCAAAACAAGACCGCATATATCCATTAGATAAATGGGAGTCTGATAAAGAAATATGTGAAATTGATGATTTAGTATTATCTTATTTATTAGGAAAAACAATAACACCAAATTCCAGTACGGAAGAAATATACTATGTACAAAGACTATTTTATGGTGAATACATTCCAGAAGTAGATAAAGGTATTTGGTCAAGTGATTATGGTAATCTAACAGATACAATAAAGGAATATCAAAGAGCACATACAAACCCGGTTTTAACAAATCCTTTATTTGTAACTGGTTACTTCGATATATTTACGGAAGCTTCCATATTAAGAGATAGGGGTGAGCAGACTTATGGCATATATGGATTATGATTTTCAAAATTATGAAAAAGTAGCCGATGTTGCCAGTGAGTTTAATACCACCGTCGATGAAATAATGAGAGTTAATAATGTAACACCTCCTTATCCCACATATATAAGAGACTTACCTAAGGATGTTATTCGAGGCGGCACTATTAAAATGCCATATGTAACTAATGGCAGACAAACATTTGAAAATTATTATAATACTGCTGCAAATACTTTAGGTGTTACATATAAGAACGCAGAAGTATACGAGGAGGAAACTTTACGAAACTACACCGCACGTTATTATTCCAGAAAAGATTTTGACGGAAATATAGATATAAAACCCGGTAAGTTTTGGCCTCAATGTTTTATTACTATAGATGGTGTACAGTGGCATTTTCCCTGCTACCCGGAAAGTGTATCAGATAGCAACACTGCTAACTACAGTTCGGTTTCAATATTAGGTAGGTCTGAACCTTTTCAATACTATAATAATTCTGGACCGCGAACTGTAAGTGCTAAATTCAGAATGCACGTAGATATGGTAGATAGTCAAAGAGACCCTAATTCTGACTATATATATAGATTAGCGGCTGCCATTGAAAGTACCTGTTACCCTAATTACGGTAATGGTGTAGCTATGTCACCTGTGACTTTTCAAGTTGCAAACAATATAAGAATAACAGGTATTATAAGTAGTGTTAGCACCAGTTATGATGGTCCTTTATTAGATATGATGGATGGTCCTAATAGAGGTACGGAAAGTGATATGCTAATACCGAAATATGCAATTGTTGATATCGATTTTAGCATTACTGAGGTTTCTGGTAATTGTTGGTCACGTACCGATATAGGTGGTCAGGCAGGTAGAGGTGGTTTAGGAGGTTGGAGATAATGATTCTATATAGTAGTCCTCGTGAATATAAACATACGAGTAGATATGGTAAATACAGACAGTTAGTAGATAACTTAGATAGTTATGTTGAAACTTTCAATCAATCTATAATTCGACCTTCCGAACAAGATATATATCATACAGTGCTTAGAGAACAGGAAAATCGTTTAGATATAATTGCAAATATCTATTATGGCGACCCTTCATTTTTTTGGGTGATAGCATTGGCTAATGAATTAGTAGACCCATTTGTAGTTACTACAGGTTCTATATTAAGAATTCCTGCTATAACTTCATTGTATACATTGGGTGGTGTGTTAAGACGTGAATGATATTCTACAGCAAGGAGTTGTAACTCCTTTTGTCATATTTACATTTCCTACAGGTTTTACTATAGAAGATACTGTCAACTCCTTGTCGTATAATGGACGTAGAGGCGGCCCAAGATATTTTATGAATTTGTCACATAACAGAACTTGTAAAGTGGCTTGTACGTTTACATTAACTATTGTATATGTACCGGACACATTTAGGGCAGCAGAACCATATGCACTTGACCAAATACTATTAGCTTCCACTGGAGGTAAAGTTGTTTATTCTTATGGATATTATGATAGATTTGGAAGCAGACATATACAACAACAGGTATATGTAGGACAGATATTTCAGTATAAATCAAATGTAGATGTTTCTTCTGGTACTATTACATATACAGTAGAAGGTACAGCTTCGGCGGCAGACTTATCAAACTCTATGGCAAGAATAGATGCTACAAGCACTCAGGTAAAACCGAGTGAACATTTTAAAAAATTAGTAGCAGATGCTCAATCCGGTGGATTCAAAGATTTACGTGATACTTATGCAATATATGCTCCCGATAATAACGACGAAGCTGTATATATACCTAATTTTGATAGTGCTCCTGTATTAAATTTAATTATGGGAACTGTTACAGGTGAGAAGAACAATGGTATGCCTGTGAGAAAGGGTGGACTTGTTCAATTATCTGTTGGACCTGAGATGAGTATTAGGGAAGCCAGTGATTTAGGACTTATATCCTCTGACCAAGAAGATTTACTTCGTAATCAAGGAAGTTATACTGTAAACAGTGCCTCGGATGCGTTATTAATGGAAACTAAGTGGAAAGCACGTAAGAATACTACAAGAGCTGTAATGCGTTATCCATATATCTGTTATATTGACGATAAGCAGACTATTGACGGCAAACTGGGTACTTTAAAATATGTAATGAATCGTCGTGATGCTGACCCATCGGTTGATAATTATATTTATTATATGGGTAACAATCAAAGAAATAGTGATGTTTTGGATTTTTCTGTGGACTACGATGCTGCTGTGGCAAGAGCCGCTGTAATGGCAACAGGTAAAACCATGGCAAGTATAGACCCTGATGGTAACGGTTATGGTCAAACTTATAGTTTAACAGATGCTATTGCAACATTAGGTAAGAATACATTTGGTTCTAAAAACGGAATGGACCAGAATTTATTAATATCCATACAAGAGATGGCAGATATAATGTTATATCCCTTCGAGGCAACTATGGAAATAGTAGGACAAACACATCCTAACGAATTACTTGATGTTATATATGTTACTATAATGTTAAATGGCACTAAACATGAAACATTATCTGGAGAGTACAAGATACTTGAAATAAGTGACGAAATTAGTGCTTCTGGTTTTACTACAACATTTAAAATGATTAGACAGGTAGACAGAATAACAACTGCGATGGAATATATGGAATATGCAAAAAGTACAGGTTCCAGTGGTAATGTAGGAGCCGTTCAAGATGCTATTAATAGTGTTGTTGTAGATACTACAACTTCCGACACTATTCAAAATAGAACATAAGGGAGATTGTTATGTCACAGTTTACACGATATACAGGATTATATAAAGGTGTTGTAATTGATACAGACGACCCAGCAGGTTTAAATAGAGTTAAGGTTCGTGTCTTAGAAATTCATGGAATGATGAACAGAGAGACATACGGTTCTTTGAATTTAGGTACTGCTACAGAAGTTATGTGGGTTGATGAGGACCATTTACCTTGGGCTGAAGTATGTTATCCATACGGTGAAACAACTCCTCCTGAAATCAATCAGGTTGTGTGGGTGGCTTTTTATGGAGGTGACGCACAATACCCTGTTATATTTGGATGGGCCGGTTATGAATATACAGCTCAAGAGGAAGAATTTATATAACTAATTGAGGCGGTGATGATTGTGAAGTTATTTACAACTTCAATCAAATTTCCAAACATATTTGATTTGACGTCGGGTAACACTAACACAGATAATGAATATGTATCAATTAATAGATGCTTGGCATTATTGTTGACTACTGCTAAAGGTGAGCTACTCGGTGACCCAGATTTTGGTTGCACACTATACGAAAGATTATTTAATGGTTATACAACTTCCGAAGCAGCAGACATAAAAGATGACATTATAGACTCTATAGCAAAATATGAAAAAAGAATCGTCGTAAACACTACTGATATTAATATAGAGCCAATTGACATCGAACAACATAAATTTAAAATAAGCATTAAATATAGATTACAAAACAGTGATTTATATAGTACCGCTTATGTAGATATTGATACAGATAAGGAGAGTAGCACATAATGGCTAATGAATTTTTAAAATACACCAGTAAAGATTATAATTCTATAAAGGCAGATTTAATCAGTGCTATTCCTGCTATAACTGATTTATGGACCAATACAGAAGATGGTGACCCAGGTATTGTTTTGGTTAAACTTATGTCTGCTTTAGGTGATATGTTATCTTACAACCTAGATAAACAAGCTCTTGAATATTATTCGTCCACGGTTACACAACGTAAAAATGCCGCCAAATTATTTAATTTAATAGGTTATAAGATGCACTGGTATCAATCAGCTACTAATAGAATAGCTGTTACTAACACTATTGTAACACCGTATTCTTATCAGGCTGTGAACGACTATACTGCTTATAAGGCATTGGCAAAGCTAACACATCGAACACCTGAGCAGGAAGAACAGATGGAACAGTTGCGTGAAGCTTATATTAGCAAGGCTGACCAGTATGTAGTTCCAACATATCCTCAAGAATTATATCCAACCTACTATAAAATTATTCCAGGTTCAGACCCTCCTGCATATGGGTTAGATTACGACTTAATGTTAGGTGACGAGCACAGTCCTTTAATAGCAGATTATGCTGTTTGGAAAACAAAGAATACCTTGAGTATCTACACATACATTTGTTCTCCACAAAAAACTCTTATTGTTAGAAACGGCAACAGAAGTGATACTGTTTATTTAATAGAACCTACAATAGCATCTAATGCAGATAGTAGTAATGATTATCTGGGTAGTACAGACGATATAGAACCTGGACAAACACACGAATTTAATGTTATTCAGGGTTCGTTAAATAGCATATCATTTAGTCCTATACGTATGAGAAATAATCGTTATTATTTACCCGAGGCACCTGTGGACGAAGTTCATATGTGGTTATCCTGGAAAGGTACTAATAACAATAGTTATGTAAATGCAGAATCCTTTATAGAAAAAACAGACAACCTACTGACCGTGACCGACGGTGAAATATATTTTGAATTCGGTGTTGACGACTTTGATAACCCTTATATAGAATTACCAAGTTATTGGGTAGATAAATTAGGGGATTCCGTAGAATTTACTATTTATTATATAAGAAGTTCTGGTGTATATGGAAATATTACAAAAGATTTCTTAAATACAATTGAAGGTATTCATAGAGGTAGTTATACAATAACACACCCGGCAAATACAGCACCTTACATTAATAGCAATGGAGAAGTTATTGCATTACCTGGACAACACCCACAAACTGCGCACCAGGCATATATAGAATCTCTTAATTATGTAACAACCTTTAATACACTTGTTACTATTTACGATTTCGAAAGATTTGTAAAGAGACAGCCCGGTTTTGCTAATGCCTATGCAGTTGACGGACAACGTGCTAATGATTTAAACACAGCACTTACTACCGAAGCATATAATTTATCTTTAGCTCAACTACAGGCATATTATCATGAATCCAGAGACCCATCAGACAGACCTTCTACTGATGATGACGAAACTGCTCTTAGAAACTTTTATATAGCTCGTAAAACGGTTAAATACAGCGAAGTTATGTCCGAAGATTATAAACCGTATAATCTTAATATGCACATAGTTTATGGTAATTTTGATATTGCTATGGATTACGATGATACTAATAGACCTGTACAAGGTTCTTTAGTTGCAATAATGATAAAATCTGCAAATAGATTCTGGATGTATACATTAATATCGGATTACACTGTTGAGTATGAAAAGGATGAACACGGTAATTATAAAGTAGATGATGATGGACAGTTGATACCTATTCAACCTAATTATACATCAATATTTGATGTTGACGGGAATGGTCGTGCAGCTCATTATCTAGACGAAAAGTTTAGAGATACTAAAATAGTCAATGTTTGTCCTGAATATGCTTCTGTTAGAGTATTTCCTTGGAGATGTTGTGGTACAATTCATTTGAAGTACCCTGTAACTAAACCAGTCGCGAACAAGATATTAGAAACAGTTATGGAACATTTATCCGCAGCATTCCACCCTGCTAATATTGAATTTGGCAAAAAGATAAAATATATGGACATTATTGATGTAGTCACATCCGCTCACGAAGCTATTGCATATTTCGATGCTGGATTAAATTCCAGACAATTAATAGATGTGGACCGGGGTGTGGATATGACTTATTTTAATAATACAAGTTTAATGTACTATGTACAATCCAGTTATGGAAGACATATCTCAAACGCAACGGACTATAGCGACTGGATGTATGGAAACGAGGAGCAATATTGTGTAGACAATGTTACACCTAATCCATATTATCATATATTATCAATAGCTCCTGAATACATTATAAACAATAGCTAAGGGAGTGATTAGATGGTACTAAATAGTAAGCAATATATTCCAGAGGTATATTCGCGTGAACGTGATATGCAGGTGTTTACTACACTAATAGATATTTTATTAACCAATTCTAAATACGACATAGATGCGTTGTACCAACTTTATGATGCTTCTATATGTCCAGAACAATTCTTACCGGAATTTGCAAATACACTTAATTATAAATATGATTATGCAAACACTGTTACATCAAATAGAAAAATAATAGATATATTTATGACAATGATGAGACATAAAGGGTCGCAGGTAGGGTTGTTGATGGCAACGGCCTTGTGTTTAACATCGTTAGACCTTAGTATAAAAAAATTAGAGGCAGCTAATGTTGATACTGATTACATAACAGCACTTTCCAGTTTAGATATTAGATACGATTATGAAAATGCTACAATTACAATAGACTACCCAAACATATATACACAGGTAAGATATTTGTTGGATTATGTAAGACCTGTTGGAATGATGTTAAACCTACGTTCCGTTGTTAAGAACCAACATCACATACCTATGGCTGTATTAGCTCAAGTACAAGCAGAGGTAAGAGAATATAACATACGACAATCTTATGTTAATAAAGCTAAAGTTAATATGTCTTATGTTATGGATGAAAAATATGTGGAACAATGGCAAAATGTGGATAATGAATTATCAGAACAAACTGATAATAACGACACAATAAATTTGAATAATTAGGGGGTATTGATTTGAAATACAATAAACGACCGGGTTTAGAATTTGTTGTGGATAGTAACGTTCATATAGAAGTAGTAAGCCCTCAGAAAGTAATTAAACAAACAGTGGATAGACATAATAAAGCTACTAAACGTATGGTAGAAGGGTTATTAAGGTTTGTTCGTGGGGAGTTTAATACATCTTATGAAAGAACAAAAGAATCCGAAATATACTACAAGAACGACGCTAAAAACTACATTCCTTGTTTTATAGGTGTTGGTACTGGCGGCATTAGACTTAATAGTGAAGGTTTTCCGGACATAGACTCGAGCAACCCAAGAAAACCACCTATGGAACCTAGCAGTACCGGAGAGGGTTTACCCTGGTGGGATGCGGATACTAACTATGTTAAATTCACAGACCGAACTTTATATAAGGAAGTAACAGATGTCTCACGTCAAAAAATATCTGTGTTAGGTTTTGATGAAAGTGCTAATGTTTTATCTCAAATTGGAGATGTAGAACAGATAGTTTATCATACAGAAATACAACCCGGTACTTATAATACGATATACAATGGAGAAATTAAGGATATATTTATTACAGAATTGGGCCTGTTTGCGAGTAATGTTCCTGGAGCTAAAGATTTATTAGCTCGTGTTATTCTTAAAAACGAATATGAAGTAACTAAAGATGTTGATGAACAAACCGGAAATATAAAGGAAACTATCGAACCTACAGGTAAGACACAAATATTGTATGTAAGACCACAAGACACTATTATTCTTAGATGGACAATTAGTATAATTGCACTTGATGACGCTAACTTTGTAGATGAAGAGTCTTCCATTGAACTGGACGATGGTGTTCACATGGTAAATGTGGGAGATTCTATTGTAGATTTTGTAGCATATGATGGTACAAATGTTGTTGACGATGAATTAACACCTTAACAACGTTATTTAAAAGCGTTGGGCAAACTAATGTTTATATAAATTTAATTCTACTCTATAGAGGAGGTTATCCACAATGAGTAATAAATCTGAAGGATTTGTCAGTGATATATTTGGTAAAGAACCTGGCAAAGATGTAAGACAACTACTGGAATATAATTTGGTAAAATCATACCCTTCGGTTAATTCCAGTAATGGAGGTGGAGTACATTCAGAAGAAAACGTAAGATGGTTAACTAAACAGTTTATTAAAAAACCATTTATTATTCAATATGACGATAATAATATGGCAGAATTCAACTATGATGGTGCTGATTTGTATGCTGGCAAGGCTACAGGTGGTATGGTTAATATTGACGGCTATATTATTAATACAGCCGATGATATGACTAAACTGTCTTTTGATAATACTCAAGATACATATATTGGCACTGGAAGTACAGCATATAGTGGTGGCGGATATATTAACCATATCGTTCTACAAAAAGCAATAGCTGCTTTTATGTACGGTGAGGGTACACCAGGTCTTACAAACAGTGATATATCTGGTTATATAAATTTTGCCACACTATACCAATGGAACTGGGCGGAAAAGAAGGCACTTGTACTTGACCAATTTGTTAATGCACCCGGTAATCCATTCCCATTTGATAAGGCAGGTTCCACTATCATTAGATATACAAAAGAACTTGTAACTTATATTAAAGATAATTTTGACCCGCTACCGTCCGCTGACGGTGTATACATACAATATGTAGACGCTACTCACATAGAAGATGTAGATAATCCATATATAGATGTCACATATTATGTTAATTATGGTTATACAAGAGGAAGGCTCAAGTTTAATTGTCCAAGTGACCCAAGTGACCCAGAGGACCCCACTAAATTAGAAACATATAAATATACCACATATAATTCAGAAACGCAAGAAGATGAAGTAATAGATACAGGTTTACCTAACTATCAACCTATTTTATTTGTGAAAGATATATTTGGATTACAGTATGTGTTCCAGTCGGATATAAGAGTCGGTACCGATTCCTACCCAGGACAGATAAACACACAGACAAATTTATTATTTGATAACGTAACACCTGGACGTGGCACCGAGTACGAAAATAGTGTTATATACAAAACTGATAATATTTATGATATGAGCTCGTGCTATTTATCCTATACAGATAAAAATGCGGGTATCGTAAAATACGATGGTAATAACCCTGTATATAAAACAGAATTAATTCCTGGTAGCTCTACTGATTATGGTGAATACTATGCCGGAATTGAAGATACTACACGTAAAGTTGCATATAATTACTTTATGGATAATTGGTATAAAGACATTGGTAAATACGTAAGTATATATCATCTTGTCACAGGTTCTACTGCACCAACAGACTGGGGAACTGCTACGTATTACGAAAAAATTAATGATAACTTTATAACTATACCAAGCAGTACACCTTGGGAATCTGGACGTTATTATTCTAAGGAAGATACAAGTAGTAGCTTTACAGACTACTTTGTCAAACTGCCCAATATCGCATTAGCAGATTTATCTACGGCAAAAAAGAGTGTTAGTACATTCTTTAGTAATACTTACTTCGATATTGAAACAGAGGATAATATATTTGCCAGATATGAATTTTATAAGGGTTCATTTAGCAGAGATGACCTAGAAAGTTCTGCACTGCGTAACTTATCCACAGAGTATTATTGCTTGCCTTTAAGTAAATTAGGTGCTCATTTCCAAGAGCTATTCTGCATATCATTAGGTACCACACCCGTATCGTATGTGCCTGTTGGTTTTGTATCCAGTACAGGTGCATTAATAGCAGAAAATGTAGGTTACGAAGAGGATATGGGAGGCGCAACTGTACAAAGAGTTCTTGTGGAAGGTTATGCATCACTGCTTCGTAGAATTTGTAAGATAGTTACTGGTTATGGTAATCAAGATTATTATAATGGAAAAGACATAAGCAATACATATGAAAGTTCGGAAGGTTGGAATTTGTTGTTAAAGGATTTACAGACAGGTAATGTCGTACCTCCTACACAAAGTTCGTTAAATACTAATACTGCTGCAGAAATAGCTGCTATATTCGGTGTGGCAGATGTAACAGATATTACATTTGACATAATTTATAATAAGGTATTAGCTCCTTATATGAACTTCTATATTCAGTTATCCTGGTCTGCTATATTAGACCACGCATTATTAAATGAGGGTGGTCCGATAGAAGGTCGTTTTAAATCCAGACAAGCATACAGTGTTATGCAACACGTTTTAAGTGGTAACGGTTATAATATACTTTCAGATGACGGTCAGGCTATGACAGTAGAGTTTACACGAAATATTGTATATAACGGTGTAACCTACGAAAATGTACCCAGGCAGGTTTATTATGCCTATAATAGGTACCCAGATTATGGACGTTTAAAGAATTTCTTATGTGAAGATTCAAAACAATATATTGGTCAAACAACTTCTACACATCCTATAGACGATGCTGATAATCGTAATATTGTTTATCGCAATAAGATTACAACTATAGAGGATGCCGATAATCTAGAAGATTATATTACATATCTCAGACAATGTGCCCAGAAATCTTGGAATTATAACTTAGACGGTTATATTGATAGTAATTTTATAACAATTCCTTATAAAGTTACTACATTAACTGCCGACACATACGGTTTTGCTACATTTGATGAAATGGTAGATAACTACGAGAGATACACGAACAAATATGAAAGCGGTAACTCTGATAGTAATTTAGATTATATAAATGCTGCTTCTAATAATGCGTACTCCTTTGTTGTATTAACACCAGAAAAAGGTTATTTACAGAACATAGCAGTTAGAATGGATACCTTTGTACCAGAACGTATCCTAAGCAGTGGTTTTGTATATCCTCCAAAATATGACGGTGGTGATAGCAATCATAACCACGCCGTTGCCGGTACTATAGGTATTTCAGGTGTTCAGTGTACTATATGCCCATTACAACCACCTGAATTTGTGTTAAATTTAACATCACACCAAACAATAGATTATGCCGGCCAAGTAACTGGACTAAGTGGTTTCTGTGCAGCTGGTAAGGGACAAGGTTGGACAGTTTGCATTCCTACTTTATTCAGACTATACAAAGATAGTCAAAATTATTTGGATGGACGAGATAGGGGTACTACAGAACACGCAGGAGTTACTATTGACTATAAACTTCCTAATGATATAACAGATGAAGATTTCTGGTTTGCCAACACTTGGCTGAGTAGTGTACGTTCTGTAGGTACATGGGATATAGAAACCGGTGTAAGTGATTATCCAACTGCTACAGATGGTATGTTAGACTATTTAGGCAAACGTAACCATACATTATTCAATATAAATACTATTTACGGTGTAGGTGATTATGGTGAACTTATATCCATAGACGAACTTATATCACGTTATGTAAATACATCCAAGCAGCACATAGATACTGAAATAGCTGAAGTTAAACAAACTTTAGAAACTGAAATACAGGATGTGTCTACTGCCTTAGGACGTAGAATTGATGATGTAAATAGCACTATAGGTAATACACCGGTGTTACCCTTTGTAGATTTTGAAATTGTACAAGGTGATAAAACCGTTGCTGTAGAACAACATCGTGGTATGGCACATAATATAACACGTCTCAAAACATATGTTGACGAATCACAACCAGAGGTAAGCACCACATTACTTAATAACAGAACACTTTATATATCTAATAACACTTTCTATAATATAGAAAGACCTACCTCCGGCACACTTGTTATTGAAACAGCTCCAGATAGTGCTATATGGGATATTTCACAAATATTTGCAAAACAACCTAGATATCTAATGAATACATTAGACAATATTAGCACTAACAATGTTATCAAAACTACGGTTAGGATACATGGAAGTAATAGCAACACTGTTAATATTTACTTAGGGCAAATTATAAATGAATTCCAAACTGGTGGAGTTACAATCAATTGGGGAAGTAATTATCCTCTTGGAACAATCACTAATAATAACACAACATATACTACAATTAAAATAACAGACAGACTTAATACTACATTAGATTGTTTAATTGAAATTACAATAATTCCAGATGCTATAATACCAAATGAAAACAGAACAGCCTCCGGCTACTGTAACATATTGTTATATTCTAATCCTACTAATACACTAACTTTAAATGATATGAACTACCTGTGGAAAGAACTATATCCATTAGAGTCGTTAACCTGGAATCAGGTTTCCAATGTGGTTAAATCAGGTCTTGCACCTAAGATTTGGAATCTTGGTGACATTAAGACATTTAAAGTCATAGAGGGAGAACAAGTATACAATATTCCAGCTATGATAATTGGATTTAATCAGGAAGATAGCGATAATAGTATTACGTGGTTAACAAATATCTATAACGCTAATATACCTGGTATATCTACATCAGAAATATTCAATAAAACCTTCAATCATAGTAAAAATATAGGTACTGCTAATGGTACTGGAATATATGGTTATGATTACTATAAAACATCCGATAATGAATTTGTACTACCTGTTACAAAGTGGTTGAATAACGAAGTTAAATCTGCTACAGACACAGAATTCTTAAATGTGGTAGCACCAGTTAGTAAGACAACTGGTATGGTATATACGTGTAGTAATGGTACTGAGTATGCTTTAGTTAAAAGTGTATCCACTGGAACTGTTGGTAATAATAAGAGACATTCCACTGTATTCTGGTTACCCAGTATTTCGGAGTTAGGATTAAGTTTTTCTGACGATGACCCAGGCGAACATTATATCAATGAACATTCACTTACTAATCATACACGAGATAATACACCTTTCACTATAGATGGGTATACTGTAAGAGAGGTTCTGGATAATAGTTTGTCCTATGATTACTTTAAACTGGCAGAACAGAATGTAAAATCACTTACACTTCTTACAAGTAGTTATTATGACATAAATAAGGAATTAGCAGCTGGTGCAGATGTTAATTCATATGCTAATACATATAAGAACGGTAACGTAGAGACTTCTGATAGCACATTTAGAAACGAATTCGATAGTGTGACAAGATATCAATATGTAGTAGGTACAGGTTATACTGCTAACAATTCTTCTAATCGTTCACTTATGGTTCTACATAAAGAAGATGTGGCTTCAATACTCGATGGTGAGGTACACACAGACTTCTGCTTTGTAGTTAAATAATTATATCAAGCAATCTTCATTACCTCCAATATAGAAATTTAGCGTCAGGTTCATACAAGAGCTTGGCGCTACATTTATGACTG